TGCGGGCGTGGGATAGGCCGTTGGGGGAGGCTATCCGGGAGGCTGCTTTGGTTCGAGAAGAAGGGGTGGCGGTATGGCTGCGCCAAGATTAGATCAAGAGTTGCTGCAAAGCCTCAACAGCGCCTGGAGCGGTATGGAGCGCACCATGGCGTGGCAGCAGGAAGTAATCAAAAAGCTGATGGAGCGATCGGCATCGTTGGATGCGCTGCATAAGGCGGTGGATGCCACGGACCGGATCAATAAGCTGCACACGGAGCTGGATCGGGTAAAACGTGATCGGGAATCCTTGCGCGTTGAAAACCGCCAGCTGGAGAAGCAGCTGTCCGATGCGATGCATTCTAGTGATTGGGATGAGTTGAGCGAGCTTGCGGAAAACGCTCGGGAGAAAGTTCTGGAAGTGGCGGATTTGGTGGCAGGGTCCGGTGCTGCTGCCACTTCGGCACCAGCATTGACCGAGCTGATTACCCGTATGGGGGCGGTGACCGCCAAGCTGCGGGAGATCGTCGATGGGTCTGGCGGTGCTGGCGCCGATGCTGGATCAGGGAGCGATCATGCCTGAGAAGATGCCGGCGCGTTCCAAACTGGTTGTGGATATTCGAGAGCTGCAGCGTGCTATCCGCGCGGTGGTCGGGGTGACGGAGCGCAAACCAGAAATCTATGATGTGGTGCGTCTTATCACCTATGCCGGGAGCCTGCTGGTGGTTGCTGCGAACCCTCAGCATGTGGTGCAGGCCTATGTGAGTGCTTATTTCGATGATGTGGAAGAGGCTCATCGGGTGGTGGAAATCACCGCAGCTAGCGCCAAGCTGTTCCTGAAATTGAAGCCGGATAAGGAAGAAGACGACGCAAGGGTTGCTATCTTCATCCGTGATGAGGAAGTGCAGTTGCAGGATCTTTCCGGCACCTGCGGTGACCTAACAGAGGTGACCGCGGCGCGCGCTGATTCGGCGTTCACCACAGATGCGACGCAGCTGTTCGACCGGGTGCGTGCTGAGGCAAAAGCGCGCGCAAAAGGCCCCGCTGGGGATGTAGGACCAACCATGTTCACTGCCGCTCAGGCGGCCGCGCTGGGTGCTGCGGCACACCAGTTTGATACAGATATCACTCCGGTGCCGCTCGCAACCCAACGCCACCGTGCCAGGGTGTATGTTGCGTTGAAAGATGTATTTGAGTCGTATTCCTTTGTGCCTGCTGACCGTGGTGTTCAAGAGCCCCTCCCGGGACTCCCCGGCGCGACCCCAGAGGGGTCTAGCGCTGGGGCGGAAGCTGTGGTGCGTGATGGTGATGGGTTTGAGTACGACACGGTGATTGATGGGGCGAAGGTTCGGCGGTTGCGTACGAATCCGACTGGTGGTGCGGTATGACTATGTTGCCGTGTGGTGGTGATGCTGAGCTGGGTATCTGTCAGCAGCGTGATATGCAGGCGACCCGTGATGCGCCGAGTCTGTGGGATCCGTCTGCTGCGGGTGAGCCGGCGGCGCGGATGCGGAAGCGCCACCAGCAGGCCAAAATGCTATGTGCGCAGTGCCCTTTGCTTGAGGCTTGTGAGCGGATGCTATCGGACTGTGAGTGGCGTGGGGTGCGGGTTGCCGGTGTGGTTGCCGGGCGCTATTCGGATCGCCCTCAACCGCTAACCAGCAGCGATCCCTATCAGCTGTGCTGCAGGTGGTGTGGTGGGCCTATGGACCCACAAGCTCTGGTGGCGGCCCATGCGCGGAAGCGTTGCTGTCATACACCGTATCAATATAAACAGCGCCACATGGGCGAGGGTCTGTGTAACCGCTGCTATCAGGGCCATTCCAGGGCGGCTCGTGCCGCTAGGAAAGCGCAACCCGTGCGTCGCACTCGGCGCCGTCGGGTGAGTGCGCGTAAACCCGCCGCCTAGGCGGCATTGCAGGAACGCGCGTGATGGTTTGTGTTGCGCGCGTTTATATTTTTGAGATTTACAAAAACAGGAGAAAGTCATGGCTTGGCTTAAAATGAGCGATACATTCACGACGCATCCGTTAATGATGCGATTACTTGGGATCTGCGAGGGGAATCACCAACTGAAGAATGAAGCATCAGGGGTGCTGCTGGATTTGGCGTCGATTTCGGCGGAGCATCTGATGGACTACTACGTTGAATATGGCGCACTGGCCCAGGTGGCGCCGGGTCGGGAAGATATCATGATTGATCTGCTGAGTAGGTCGGGTTTGCTTTTTGAGGAGCAGCAGCCTGATGGGACATGGATGTTACGGCTTGTGGATGATCCCGGCCTCTTTCACATGCGGTCCCGGGAGGAGGTGGAGCTTGACCGTCGTCGGTCGAAGGATAAGCGCAACCCGGATTTGCTCATGCAGGTGCGGCTAAGGGATGGAGACCAATGTCGGTGGTGCGGTAAGACCGTTGATTGGCGAGACCGCCGTAGTCACCGGCGGGGTACATATGATTCGCTTAATGGGCATCGGGACTCAACGGTAGAAACTTTGGTTGTTGCCTGCTGGTCATGTAACAGTCGGCGCGGTGCTGGTGAGGTCCTGGAGCTGCAGGACCCGCCCACGCCCGAGGAAGTGCACTACAACAAATACAGCATCGAGTTCATCAACAATTCGCAGTATGCAAAGGACCATAATATTCACGTAGTGGCTAAGGAAGAACGTGAGAAACAGCACAAACAATCCACTCGGGCTTGGCGTGCCGCACCACAGCCTAAAGCAACGGTAGATGAAGCCAAGGCTCCCCATGATACGCCACCCCGGTTGAGTGGTGCAGCGCCTGTGCACTCCAATAATGTTTCCGCCTCAGGTGGGTTTAGCGATCCGGTAGAAACCGCGCCGGACTGGGCGATGGGGGAGGAGCTTTCAGAAGCCTTAATGGAATGCGCTTCGGTGTCGGTGGGGGGCTCTATCAGTGGGTCTGATCGTGAGCATGCCAAGCGGGTGAAGCCAGTGCGGGCGCATCGTCGTGTCCAGCGTCGACACCGTAAGCACAAGCGTGGGCGTGGGAAGCGGAAGTAGGGATAAGTAGCTCACTGGGTAGATGAAGGTAGGTGATATAGCGTAGCACCGCGCATCGTTACCCGCTTCAGCAGGGCTGGGGCGGGCAGTTGGCGTGCGTGCGGTCAGGTGGGTTGGTGTCTAGCCATGTGGTGGCCACGGGTGGAGGGGTGTTCAGGCGTTGCTGGGCGCTTTCTTATTGGCTGCGATAAAGATAAAGCAGAGGCCGCTTGCAAGCAAACGGCCTCGGATACTCCTTCCACGCATGGTGGACGAGCTGCTTTTATGATAGGAAGCTTGAACAAATTTTGCCAATTATGGCGCATATGTGCACCTAGAAGGGGTCCCGGGCATATGCCCGGGTTTTCTTTTGCCCTGTTTTATAACGAAACGGTAAAACCTAGTACGGATCTAGATCGGACCTAGATCGAAACCAGAACGATGGGGTGACGGATCCAAGATCGTCGGGTCGGGGCGGGTCGGGTAGAGCCGTGAGGTGGCAGGGGTGGTGAGTAGACTACAAACAAACCTATTGAGGGATACCTATTTAAGAGAGAGGACTAAAGCGGTGGATGATTATCTGCTTCATGAGTTAGGGAAGGGCTTGTACTCACTGGAACGTAATGGTGCCGGGTTGGAGGAACTCCTTACCTTTCACCGCGTTAGTAGTACCACTGATACCCTGGGGCGCGCGGTGTGTTGCTCAAAGCCGCCGGTGAACCTCACGGTTTTGGATCTGTTGGTTCAGACGGAAGGGTTGCTTTCGTTTTGGGCGTCGGAGGTGTTGGCGTGTGGTGATGGTGTTGTGGGCTCGGTGCCTGAGGGGATCACGGCTACTGCTGCTTGGTTGCAGCGGCATCTGGATGTGGCGGATAGTGCGCCGTGGGGTGAGATGATGGCGGAAGAAGTGATTGCCCAGGCGCGTATGGTGGCGTCTGTGGTGGAGCCTGATAGTGAGAGTGAGGAGCCGGCACCGCCGGAGTGGGCGACGTGTCAGGTGGCCGCGTCATGGGCTAAGCAGGCTGGGGTGCAGGTATCGCGCACGACGGTGTATCGGTGGGCGCAGGCGGGGAAAGTGGCTACCACAAAGGGCGATGATGGCGGCATGTTGGTGCGGCTGGATGATGTGCTGGCGCGCGCTGGTGCGATGCGTGGTGCGGTATCCTTTGGTGTGGGACAGGTGTTGGTGTAAACTAACGTTCGGAACCCCTGGGTAAACACCTAGGGGTTTAGTCATGCATAGGGTTGGGGAGGAGGGGATCATGGGATCACAAGCGAAGAGTATCCAGCAGGAGATTGATCGTCGCTTCCGGTATCACGAGGGCACTGATGCGCAATGCGAAGACTGCATCAAAGTTCGCGCTAGTATGCAGGCGGCGGCGCATCGTGTGGCGGCGATCGCACCGGACTGTCGTGAGCGTGAGCTAGCCATCACGCACCTAGAGCAGGCATTGTCATGGGCGATTGCTGCTATCGTCCGCCCGTCGCAAGGCGGTGCTGCTGATGGCGTGGCGTAATGGTGCGTCGCGCACAACCGCGGCTGAGTGGAAACGCCTACACCGATTAGCAAAACAGCGCCTTCCTTACAGGTGCGCCCAGTGTGGTGCCGAACCGGTGACAGGACGAGGCGGCCTAGAGTTGGATCATGTCGTCCCGGTCGCTGAGGGCGGCACTGATGGGCTCGATAATCTCCAGTGGTTGTGCCCGTCGTGCCATGCGGAAAAGTCCCGGCGCGAAGCGGCACGGGGGATCAGTAGGCGTGTGGCGCGCCGCCGGCTGTATGACAGGTTTGCGGTCCGCCATCCTGGCCTGAAATAAGGTGATCTAGGCCACGTGGGGTGGGGGGTACCCCGCCGTCGGCCGGTCCCTGGTACGGGGCACATACGGCCCCGGCCCGTGTACGGGTTTCAGGGTTTTTGCTGGTCAGGGTAGGTTTCTTGTTTTTGGGTGTTGGCTGGTGGTGTGCGCTGGGGCTGTGACCTGCGGCTTTGCGCTATGGTGTGGGTCACTATTTCCTTGGCTACCTACCCCCTTGGTCGTTGGTAGCCGGAAAGGGTAAATATGCCAAGCTAAGACTAGGTATATCGTAACGCTTATGGTAAAATACAGATTATGAGATTGGCGTGTGAGGTGTGCGAAGCCCGGCTGGAGATCCCCGCCAGGGGACGCTCCCCGCGGTTTTGTTCGTCCGCATGCAGGCAGAAGGCCTACCGGCGGCGTCGGCGTGAGCAGTTGCCGGCCCGGATGCGTGATTTGCCCCGGTGGACGGCTGCTGATGGCAAGCGGCCCGTCACACCTACAGGCTCTCCTGCGTCAACTACTAAGCCGGAAACCTGGACTACCCATGATGCTGTGCAGGATGGTCCGCACGGCGTCATGTTAGGTGGTGGGCTAGCCTGTATCGACCTTGACCACTGCATCAGCCGCCGCGGTAAGGTAGCCGACTGGGCTGTTGAGATTATCCGGGCGGTGCCAGGTGCCGTTGTGGAGCGTTCGGTCTCCCGGCGGGGTCTGCATATTTTCGGGCTGCTCCCGGAGGGTCCAGGCCGGCGGCGCGGCTGCGTGGAAATCTATTCCCGAGCAAGGTTCATTCGGACAACAGAAGATATTTACCGCATGGGCGGCCTCGTTGATCTGGCCCCCGCGGTGCGAGTAGCTGCCGCGCTGCAGCGAGAGGGGCGTATCCCCGAGCGATAACAAGTGGTGAAGGAGGTGGTTGGTCATGGTGCGCGGCCCGATACCGAAGCGTAGCGACCAGCGTAGGCGGCGGAACAAACCGGAGGCTGATACTCCCACTGTGGTGGTGGCCATGGGGCAGCAGGTGGTGAAACCGCCCACAGAGGACCGGGCGTGGCACCCTTATGCCAAGGACTGGTTTAGGGCGTTGAAGCGGTCCGGCCAGGCACAGTTCTATCAGGAAAGCGACTGGCGTGAAGCAAAGCTAGTGGCCTGGCTTATCACCCAAGAATTAAGCTCCCCGACTGGCGCCCGTGCTGGGATGATGGACGTGATCTTCTCCCGCGCTGATGCCTTGATGACCACCGAGGGGGCGCGCCGGCGCCTACTCGGACTTCACCTGGGACTG